CTCTTTCGCTTATTCGATAATTAAGTGAGTTTATATTAAAAGTCTTACCAGTCAGGCAATGGATAATCTCTGAGTAAACCTCATCCACATCTCCTGTTTCGGGTGTATAGATTAGGCTTTTTTTACCATGACTACAAGCTAAAGCAGTTAAAATCTGTATTAATAACTGACTTTTTCCATCCGTTGGTCTACCATAAATTATTGTGGTTCGCTTTTCTTTAACGGAATAAAGTTTGTCAAAAGATGGGAATCCAATCTTTAAACCTGATGGCTGTCCGTATTTTTGTAAATGGAATATTCGCTCTTGAATATTTGTATCCAATTCTCGTATTTTAGCCATTACCAAATTATTACTTTTTGTTGTGGCTTTTCTACCAAAACATTATTAATCTTATCTTTTCTTTCCCAACCCTTAATAGCAAGTTCCCAACTTACATATTTATTCCCTTCTATTGAGTATCTTAAAGCAGCATCGTAATAATGTCTAAGTTTATCTTGCGACCAATCGTTAAATATTTCTTTAAATTTTAATTTATTAAACAATTCTGATTCCTCAAATGAAATCTTGCGTGGCTTATTATTTACTTTACTTTCTTTTACTTTACTTTCTTTTATAGCATTGCGTTCGCTATGCGTTTGCATTGCGTTCGCATTGCATTCGCTTTTGTTCCATCTTAAAAACGCTGATTCTCTTGCTTTTGCAGATTTGCCTAATCTCTTATTTAATCTATCTTGAACGGATAGGCTACCAAAATAATTATCTTTAATTTGAAATAAATCAAAATCTTGAATAACACTTTTAATAGTTTCTACATCTTCTCGTAATTCAAACGCAATGCCTTCGCAATCCAATCGCAATGCGTTCGCATTATTATACAAATCTTCTATGATTGCCCAAAAAATACCATAGCCTCTAAGACCATGTTTTCTAATTAAAAGTTTAATTTTTTCATCTGTTCTCGCATTGTAGTCATGCGAAAAATAGTAAGTTTCTTTACTCATGTCACGTTTGTTTTTTGTTCACGTTATTAAAAAAGTAGGAAAGGTAACGTGAAAACCTTTTACGCCCATGCCTGAGCAACCCACCACAAATATAGTAATTTTTAATTAAAACAATCTTGTTTGATTATTTAATATTTTTTCTTTGCCAACTTCTTGCTCGTATACCGTTAAAAAGTCGTTAAATCGTTTGTTTCCTTGTTCAAAATATTCTTTGTCAAGTTCGAACCCCGTAAAATCTAAGCCCGCTTTATAGGCTGCTATTCGTGAACTTTGGCTACCCAAGTGAGTGTCTAGTATTTTGTCGTTTGGTTTAGCGTAGTTGGTGAATATCCAATCGTATAGAGCAACAGGTTTTTGGGTTGGGTGAATTTTATAGCCAGTAGTATTTCTGAACTGATATTTCCTTATAGCCATATCAAAGGAAGTCCAAGCTAACTCTCCATCACTAAAACTCATACCTAAAGGAGTCTCCTTGTCCCAAAATATAAAGTGCCTACATCCTTTATCCCAAATATAAGGAAAGTAATTACCACCCCAAACTATTTGATTTAATGAAATTCTCCTTAATTGCTCAAAGTATTCATCTGAAGGTATAGAGTCATCCCAGTCTTTCTCTTTATGTTTTTTAGCTTGGTTCTTTTTCCTACCCATATTCATATTAATACTAATTCCATAAGGTGGGTCAACCACTGCCAAATCAAAATAATTATCAGGATATTCCTTCATTGCCTCAACGCAATCTCGGTTGTATGTTTCGCTTAAATGTTTCATAAATAAATTTCTAATTTACTGTTGTATTTAGTCCTTAAAGCTATTCTTTCATCTGCGGTTCTTGGCAACTTAGCCGACTTATTTAACTCAATTAACTCTTTTACTATCTTTTTAGCCGTTTTCGTGCGTTCTGCGAGTTCATCTTTGTTTAGCTTAATACTTGGGTATATTACGTTTAAATCATCGATATAAGACATCTGAGAATCGCCAAAGGTTTGTATTATACCTTCTCTAAATTTAATTAGATTTCCATTTTGATAAGTATTGCACCTTGCACAACCAGAGTAAATGTTGTGTAGATTAAACCTTAAATTATCCCATGCACCTACTCCTCTAAAATGTGAGGCATCAAATTTAGCGTTTGTAACTCCACAAGCTAAACATTTGCAACCTTCATCTATTAGCCTAACTATTTTGTTAACTTCTATTTGAAGTTCTTTTTTGTAGTCACCTAAAGTTTTTAAAGATTCTTTTAATTTTAGGTTTAGCTTCTTTTTTTCGACTTCTTTCTGCTTGGTTTTGGCTGCACTTACTTTCAATGCACATTGCAACCCGCAAACCGATTGGATTGTATTGCTAGGTTCAAATTGTTTGCCGCAGGATTTACACTTTTTCATAGGTTTTTTAATTAATCTGTACAAAATCCCGCTTGACAACCACTGCCAGTTCCAAAGTCAAAATCTTGCTGCAAACCTATTTTTTTAATTTGTTCATAATTAATCCCTTCTTTCCAAGTTCCTTTACTTTGACTTTCTAAATCTGCAAACCATTGCATTTTATTGTTATTGTCTTCCCAATTTTTTCTAAGTTGTTGGTATGGTTTGTGGAAACATCCTACACAATTAGAATCAGATGGGAATATTATGCCACTATCGTTTGCCCATTTAATAATTCTTGGATATGTTACTCTATCTTCTATCAAAGGAAACCATCCTTCCCTCCATTCTAATTCTTCCCACTTGTTTCTTGTGCCTCTCTTACCGACGATGCCCTTAAATGATGTTGTAAAGCGTTCTGCTCTTTCTTTTTCATCATACCTAAAACCAATCCCCATCCTAATCTTTTCTCCTATGTTAGCATACCACCAGTCAAATATTGGTCTTAACTTCATTTCCGTTGTGCAATATCTTGTAAGTTTGTTAGGCAAAAAACCACCTTTAAATTTAAATACATTGTCAAAACTTAAGCCACTAACCCAATATATCTCTCTACCCATTAATTGTTCTAAATCAAACATAGCTTTTAAAGTTAAGTCATCCTCAGCAGTTGCAATAAAATCACTACCTAATTTATCACTTACTTTTTTAATTAATGATTTGTCTTTAGGTGAGCAGTTATGGTCATCTATTTTAACTAAACTAAATAAATTAATGTCAGCAGGATAATGGACTGCCATATAACTTGAAGTTTTACCTCCGCTTAAACTATGTATTGTTTTCATTTTACAATTTCTTTAATTCATTATCCAACCCATCCAAAACGCCCCACATACTTTCTTGAAGTAACTCCCAATCCTTTGACTTAAATCTCGGGTCGGATAATAGCGTTTCGTCAATCTGTTTGATGAAGTAGTTAATCTTAGGTTTAGCCTCTTTAATAACTCCGATTATGTGCTTATTGTCAATTACATTTCTACATTCCCAAACTGTCTGCATTGCCTCGCTGGCTGCTTTACTACACATATAAGCCATTAAAAGGTTTTGAATGATTGTTCTTTCGGGTATCATAGTAAAGTTTCAATTTGTTTAATCCTATCAATAAATAACATATCCTTGCAGTCTAAATAGTCTTGAATCTTCTTTTTGGCGTTAAGAATAGTTGTGTGGTCACGCCCTCCCATTCTTAATCCTATTGCTTGTAAGGTACTTTGAGTGTGCTTATGTGCTAAATATGCCGCACAATGCCGCCACCATAGTATCTCTCTTTCTCGATTACTTCCGAAAAGTTCACGCTCTGAATAACCGCTTATTTTAGTAACTGCCCAAATTATTTTGTCAAGTGTAATCTTGTGTTTATTGAATCCATGTACTCGAACGTAAAAGTTTGGTTTACTTATTAGTTGTGTCATAGTTTTTCTATTTCTTGTTTTACTTCTTGCCAATAACTCATAGTTGAATAAACATCTGTATTGAAAGGATTTGAATGTGGATTTGATAATATTATTTCTTGTACTGCTATCAATGCGGATTGTTTTGCAAATTGTTTATTGATATTGCCACCCCAATAGCCGCCGCACATCGGTTTATACTTATCTATTAGTTCTTTCGCCTTTTCTTGTTGTGTCATTTGTTGCCTCCGTATGTTTCGTTGTAGTATTGTTCTGCTCCTCCGTATGTTGGCTCATCATCATATCTTGCATCATCCCAAGCATCGGCAAAACCTATTTCATACGCATTTTCTATCTGCTCCTTCTCCATTTCTTTGGCTTGTTTTATTGCAGCCATTATTAATAAATCCTGCATTGGTTTAGTTTCTATTGGACCAAGAATATCGCTAAATTCTTTTATTAAGTAATTTACTGCTGTTTGTTTATTTGATTCGTTTCCCATTTTCATAAGTCCTATTGTGTAATTCAATTAATTTCTTTGCCATTGCTGCTTCTATGTCCTCTAAGTTAAAGCCAGTTAAATGTGCTGCTTTGAATAGTAGTAGGAAACAATCGGCTAACTCCTCTGCTTGTTCTGCCTTGCCTTTTAAAACAATTGCCTCTCTAAACTCCCATATCTCATCAGACCTTAGCTTCATTAGCACGTTAAGCCAATGCTCATCTCCAAAGGTATCTTTGCTCCATTGGAAATATTCATTTAATAATTCTTGGTTCATTGTGTTTTTTGATTATGGCAGTAAGCAGTTTCCCGCCTACCGCCTTGTTAATTTATATTTTCCAACATTTCACGCTCGTGAACCACTTACCATTATACTCTCTCGATTCTATATTGATTGAGCAAGTAATGGTTTGCCCGATTGAATAGTCTTGCAGCCTACTTAAAGCCTTTTCGCTTACTTCCACTGCTATTTGCTTTGGATAAGCATCTGCCGTTTCTATAATAATCGTTTGTTTTTGCCATGTTTTGCCTGACTTGCTTTCACCTGATTCAATTGGTAGAATCTGTTTTAATACGCCCTGTACTTCCATCTGTTTTTTTTAATTAAATATAGTTTTTAAATAGTTTCTTGCATCATTTACCCTCTCGCCTATCTTTGCATTGGTAGCCTCAGAATAATCAAACTGAAAGCGTTTAATTCGGTTTTCTTTTGGTATGTGTACAAATTTGTCAATAGCCCTTTTTACGTATTTGTCGTTTAAATCAATTGGCGCCATTTGTAGAAATCTGTGAAAGTTATCTTGGTCAAAATAACTGTTGACTACCATTTGAATTGCTACCATATCGGATAAATCACCGCCATAAGTATTAGCTTTACGTTCCAATTCTTGCAACATCATGTGGTCTGGCTTGTCAGTTAAGCAATAAATTACACTAGCTTTTGGTTTTTCGTATAATTGCATATAGCCTCTTAACTGCCATTCGTAATTCTTGCCGCCACCAGAAAACGAGTCTAAAAACGTAAATCTATCCCAACTGCATTTTACATCCACAATTTCATCTTTGCTTTGAATGTCGCATTCGCCAGTAATTAGGTCATTTGTCATCCTTACATCGTTTTTTGTAAAGTTAGACTGCAACACATCGTTTACTAAAGTAATTGCCTCAGACTCGTTAAAAATGCCCTTTTCTAAGTATTTTGACTTTATTTCACTTGTTCGATTTTCAAACATTTCAATGTAGGAATGAATTGCTCGTTTTTCACCAGTTAAGCCTAAACCCTTTGCACCCATTAAATCCCCTAATGAGTGACATCTGAATATTAAGTTATCTATCATGCCTTTTTGTTTAATACTCGCACTACATCCATAGATTCGCCAAATGCTCTTTCTTGTTTAACGGCTATAAATACAGACTTGCCAATCCAATCTTCGATAAACTTTGAGCCTAATACTACGCTAATCATTTTCATATTTGTAGCGTTTAAAATCATTGGTTTGGATGCGCCTTTAAAGTGACAAATGGCTTTTTTCTGTTTTTTACCACCATCGCCAATTACTTCCACATCTTGCTGGATGCGGTCAATTGTAACCTTGTATTCCTTGTTTGGTTCAAGGTCATGGCTGCCTAAATAGATAGGATTGAGCAGTTTTTTAAAATGGGTTTTATTTTCCATTTGCTGCCTCCTTTAATTCTAAGATTTCGATTTCTTTTTCCTCTACCTTTTTCTTAGCATCCTGCCACCAGCGCATGTAGTTTTCCGCATCTCTTTTTAGTGTCAAGTTTTCTCGCACTAATTCTAAAATAATTTGTTCGTTAGTCATGTTAATTGTTGTTAATTGTGTGTGCAAATATAGTTATTTAATTTAATTATGCAATAATTATTTAAAGTTGTTCATCTGTTACTCGTGGAATGTCATTACCGCCGTGAGTATCAATCTCAACTGGCTTGACTATGTTGTAAAGTTCAGACTGATAACTGGCGATAATTGACCTTAGCTTTGCGGTTATTATGTGCCGTTCAATTGTGCATCCGTTGGCGATTATTTCGTCTGCGGTTGCTTCGATTAGTTTGTATGCTTTCATGTTTATTTGTTTCGGGTATTAGCACGTTAGGAGTAATTAATCAGACCACGTTTCAACATTAGCTTCCTGACTTTTTCAAAAATAAAATCTTCATCCGTTTTATCTAAATTGACTTTATTTTCTATTTTATAATGTCCATTAGATAAAAAGTTAAATGCCACATTGAAAGCATAAGCAGCGTTTTTTTCATCAGAATAAGCACCTACATAATATTTTTTGTTTTCAGCTTCAATATCTACTCTATACCAGTATGTAATCGTTTCGCCTTTTGTTCTTTTATCTAATCGAACACCATAGTATTTTGATGTGCGAAATTCTTTAACTACGCCTAACAGCGGTTTTTCCGCAGGCGGGGTTTCGTGGTTTAATGATGTTTTCGTTTTCATAATCGTAATTTTTACATCTTACAATCCCCTAATATGTTCAAAGTGTTCAATAAGTTGTGCGTTAAGTTCTTTTTGCCTTATAACCCAGATAGCTTCTATTTCGCTTTCTAAGTGATTTAGACCACAAGTTTTGGCGTGGTCTATTGCCTGCTCAATATCTATCCTATCGCTTGCATTATTAGCTTTTTCTATGATAAAATATTCTAAATATTTTCTAAGATTCTCGATTGTTTGCATTGTCTTTCAATATTATAAAGTTGAATTTCGAATTTGTAATTATTAGCGGTTGCTTCATCCCATTTCTGCCTATAATGGCTCAATAGTTCAAAGTCTTTGTCGGTTGACTTAGGTGAATTGCACTTTTTAATCTGCTCGCCATACTTCGTGCGATAGTGTTTGGTTGTTTCAATAGCAGTCAGTAGCTGCTTTCTTAATTCTTTTCGTGTCATTGCTATTTCTTTTTTAATTGTTGAATTATTTTATCTTCTATTTCTTTAGAATAGAAGTTTCTATCAACTCCTAATAAAAATGATTTAAATATTGCCGTTCTAACTTCTTCTTCACTATACATTATTTTATCTGGTACAAATGACATTGGTTGTTTTCTTAATTCTACCAATGATTGTTCAATAATTTTGTTATAATCAGGTTCTTCAATCGTTTCTTGTTTCATATTAGTTATTATTCATGTTTTGAAGTAACTCCCGATAGCTTACTTTACCATTCTCGCCTCTCATATGCTTACAGGCTCTAAATAGTTGATTTCTGGTCATTCCGTTGCGTTGGATAAATTCTTGCTTTTCTTTTTTAGCCTCTCTCACAACTATTGCGATAAGAACGCTTAATGTTACAATCCACATCATAATTGCTCCTTTCTTAATAGCATCTCAATAGCCTCATTATGTAAGTCAGCGATTGAAACGATTGGTTCAGCATCTGCTTTGATTTTGTTGCGCCTAATTTGTAGCGATTGTAGCCTATTCGGTAGGTCTACATTGAGTAGCGTAGTTGCTACTTTTCTTTTTGGTTTTGTTACGTTTGCCATTGTTTTATTGGTTTTTGTGGTCAGGACAGGATTCGAACCCGTAATCTCTAAGGATTTGCTGTTCTTACGGGAAGCAAGCGTCTAACCAATTCCGCCACCTGACTATTTTGCTCGTCTTTCCGAGCCGTCAACAAGCCTTGAAACTTACCTACGCACTGTGAGGTATCTTGTGTGTTCGTTCGCATTGCCTAAGCAGTGACCAGTATGCGTTCGGTTGCCGTGCGTGTCAATTATTTTAAGTAAATGATTTTATTCTCTTTCTTAGCCTTTTTAGCTTTAGCCTCTTTGTTGTTAGCGTCTACGTGATTGTAGAACGCAATTGACAAAATAGTGATGCAAGTGTAAATTAGTAGTGTTTCCATTTTAATATGATTTACAGAATGATTTTAAATGGTTGAGGTCTTTTACCTTTGGGCTATCTGCATTCTTAGTCGCATCAATTAAAGGCATATTATCCGTTGTGCGTGTCCATTGCTTGCCAGTCTTTGGCGAAGTGTAAGTTACTTTGTAGTGTCCCTGACCTGAGAAAGTAAAGTCGAAGTTTGTGATTGTAGTTGTCATTGTTTTGATTGTTAATTGTGTTATTTGATTTAGTGGGGGATTGCTCCCCCTTTAGTTAGTTAACTGCTCTATTTCGTGGATATTGTTAATGCCAACAGTTGAAAAGTATTCACCATTAAAGTTTTTAATAATGGCGTGTCCTGCACCTAAATGCTCAACTACTATACCGCATACTTTCATGATGTAGTACCCATAAGAATCGTAAACTTGCACCTTAGTGCCTACTTTAAAACTTTCAAAATTTTGTGTCGCTGTTATCATTGTTTTAATAATTAATTGTAGGACAAATATAAAATAATTATTTAAGTATGAAAAATAAATATTTATATATTGTGTAACTAACTGAAAAACAAACGATTATTTTTTTATAGTAAGCACTAACACCGCTCCAAATAGTGCAGCCATTAGCAACCACCACCACTTAAAAGGGCTTGGTTTGGGTTGAAGTGTAGGTATTTTTATTGTTTTTGTGATATACAAAGTATCTCCGAGGCATTTTCCCTCTATGTAAGTAGTATCGTTTACCCTAAAATACTTGATTTGCAGCCTATCCTTAACGATTGTAATGGTATCGCCTTTGTAAACGAATGCCGTGTCTGTACGTATTGTTTCCGTTCGGATAGTATCGTGCAGCGTCACTACTAAAGTGTCTTTTGAGCAGAACTTTTCAACGCAAGTCTTTTTTGTGTAGCACCCAACTATCATAGTAAGTGCAAGTATTGTGTAAATGTTTTTCATATTGCAAAGATAATAGATTTTATATTTGTTGTGTTGTTTATCAGGTGGGCTGATTAACTAAAGAAATTCGAGACTTTTGCAATAATGGTGTACCGAAAGGTAGGGATTACCCAACACTATAACCCTGATTAGCCCACCTGATTGGGGTTTTTTTATACCCACTTCAAAAAATGTTCCATTAGTCTGTGCATAGGTTTCAGACCATTCCACGAAAACGGATTATAATTTCACAAATACTTTTAAATCGAATTGATGACGCAACACTTTCTCTTTTCGAGCCTCACTTAACTTTACGACTCATTTATACGCAAGTTAATTTGGTAAGGTTGTTTGCTCTCTATTAGGGGGTAGGGGGCAAACACTTTTACTTACCTAACTTACTTCCAATCTAATTACCGCAAGATTTAAACTACTTTCAATCCCCACATTAAGTTAATCCACAACATTTCTTT